GTGGTTGATTCTGCATCAACACTTGTAGGCAATGTTCTTCCTATTGCTGAAAAGGCTGTTGAAGGGGCAGGAACAATGATAGAGAAGATTGTTCCTAAAATTATGGATGAAGTTCCTAATTTAATCAATAATGTTCTTCCAAGCCTATTAGAATCAGCTTCAAGTGCAGTTGAGTCTATAATTAGTAGTTTATCTGAAAACAAAGACTCTATAGTCCAAGGTGCAGTGAGCATTATCAATACCTTGGTTGACTCGATAACAACACTTGCTCCAGAACTACTAGGAGTTGGACTCGAGGTTATAGTAAGCCTTGCAAATGGTATTTCATCAGCCCTTCCTACTCTGATTCCTACAATTGTTTCGGTTGTCTTACAGATTGGACAAACATTGATTGAACACCTTCCAGAACTTATTCAAGCAGGATTGTCGATTGCGATGGGACTGCTTCAAGGTTTAATTGAGGCAATTCCTCTGATTGTGGATAGTCTTCCAACCTTAATTGATGCGATTCTCACTACATTGATTGACAGTGCAGATTTGCTTCTTGACGGTGCGCTTCAGATGTTCATGGCTATAGTGGATGCAATTCCAGATATAATTGATGCGGTGGTCAATGCCCTGCCACAGATTATTGACAGTATTGTCAGATTTTTGACAGGAGATGGATTGCCAAAAATTCTGAATGGAGCGATTCAGATGCTCATGGGTATTATACAGGCTATTCCAACCATAGTATCAAGCCTTGCATCAGCCTTGCCATCTATCATATCAACTTTGGTAACGTTTTTTGTAAATTCCGTACCACAGATTTTATCAGCAGGAGTGCAGTTATTAGGTGGACTTTTGAAAGCTATTCCTCAGATAGTGAGTTCGCTTGCATCTGCCATTCCAAGCATAGTGACAGCGATAGTTACACCACTTCGTAGTGGACTTGGCAATCTGGCAAGCATGGCATTAAGTTGGGGTGGCGATATGGTCAGAGGATTCATAAACGGAATCACAAACAAGCTGTCAGCACTCAAGGATAAGGTCAAAGGAATGGCTGATACCATCAAGAGTTATCTTCACTTCTCAGAGCCAGATGTTGGACCTCTGTCAGACTTCCATACTTATGCACCAGATATGATGGATTTATTCATGAAGGGCATTACAGATAACGAGGATAAACTTGGAAGAACAGTAAGTGATGCATTTGATTTTAAAGATGCGATGACAGCACCAGAGTGGGATACAAGCAGAATCACTAAAAGTTCTGCAAATACTAATGATTACAATGCCATTAAGAAGGCTCTTGGAGAAATAAACATAACACTATATAACACCACAGAAATAGATGGACAGGCTATCAAGAAGGACAGCTACAAATATACAGTAACTAGAATGGGCGATGAGACTAGAGCAGTTAAGGTAGCAATGGGAGGATTCTAATGAATATAACTTATAACAACACTACACCCGAAGATTGGGATGCGTGGCTTGCTACAAGACCTGTAATCACTCCATCAGAATTAGAAGTTGACAGATATTCGGTTGCAGGAAGAAATGGAGAACTGATTGGAAATTATCAGACAAGAGGTAATGCAAAAATAACATTCAAGCTCCATCAAAAGAGAAACCCAAATAATCTTGAGAAGGTTGTAGCATGGTTAAGAGTGCCACATGGTAAGCTTATTATGTCGGACGATGCGAATTTTTATTATGAGCCTGTACTATGCAAAACAAATTCTTATGAGAATAAGGATGATATATACAAGAGGATAGAAGTTGAAATGGAAGTCTATCCATTTAAGTATAGAGTTGTACCGACTTACAACAATACAACTATCAATGCCAATACTGTAACCACCTTATCAGTTGATTCGGATACTTGCGAACCGATTTATACTGTGACTTTGGCGTCTGGGCAAACAAGCGGAAGTTTTACTGTAAATGATAATACGTTCACAGTTTATGGGAATTGTACTATTGATACCAGACGAAAGGTAGCATATGACAGGTTTGGGAATGTATCGGTAAGTGGGGATTACGATGGCATCAAAATGAATTATGGAAATAATGTAGTGGAAACAGGAAACGTAAGCATACAGGTTAATTCAAGGGATGGTTATATCATATGATTTGTATTTACGAGAAAACAACTTCAGATTATAATAATAATGGCTTGGGTACTCTCGAACCTATCGAGTGTACTTTCAAGCCTGTAATAAATGGTGTGTGGAGTCTGGAAATGACCTTGCCATATGATGCAGAGGGCAAGAGTCAGTTAATCGCAAATGATAGGATTCTGAAAGTAACAGATATAGATTGTATATCAGAGCAGACCGCACAGTATCAGCTATTTAGAATATATGACTGCAAGAAAGAGGACAATTTTATATCTGTGATTGCATATCCTATCGGTCTTGATGCCAGATTTGACACCTTTGTGGATTCAGTAAAAATGAACTATAAAACCGCATCTCAAGCCATAGCGCAGATGAATGGCTTATCAAGTAAGTATACTGTAAGCGGTAGTGGCTATGATGCAACAGTAAAGAGTGCGGAATATGCCAATGCAAATCTAATCTCTATTCTGAATGGCGACAATGGATTTGTGCAAGTATGGGATGGCGAGATTTGCTATGACAATTATAATATCCGTGTAAATCACAGACTTGGTTCAAGCAGTAATCCATTGGATGTAAGATATGGCAAGAATATCACAGGTATGTCATATGATATGGATGCATCTAATATCATTACACAGCTTTATCCTAAATCAAAGGATGGGTACCCACTTGACGTATCTGGTGGGTATAACTATGTCAATGCTCCAAACTTTGCAGATTATCCTATACCTCATATGTATTACGTACAAGCGCCATTTAATCTGGTGCAGCTATCAAACGATGGTTCAAGGGAATACTTACTTTCAACAGATGCTTATAACTATATCAAAGCAACAACAAGTTCGTGGCTGAAAGAAATCCTACTTGAAGATGGATTATACGGTGGACTTCTCACAGAGATTGAACTTGATTGGATAAATAATAATTATGACCTTACTATGATTAAAGATGGAGTGCAGGGCATAGTTGAGTATCTGTGGAGAAAACTGATAAGCAGTAGCCATGCAAATATAACTCATGATGCTGTCCAGAGCCTTATATATAACGCTATGAAAGCAGGATTTGATGATGTTCTGAAAAATAGTGACAGTGATTATTATATCGGCTCAGCATCTAAAAGGCTGATACAAGGAGGAACTAGTGAGTATTTTTATACCTACGCATGGGATGCAACTGGCTTATACCGAGACAGAGCAGAAGAAGGGTACATGTGGGTTTATGCTAACTCAAAATGGAATCAGTTAGACACTAGCGGATTAACCACTGGTGCAACTGATAAAACAAAATGGAAGAGGTACAAGGTCAAAGGCAAGACCTATAAGAGATACGGAAACAAGAAGAAGAATAGGTATCTCAAGAGCCAATGGTGGAAGATAAATGATGTCTGGTATTGGTTTAATGCGGACGGAAAGAGCATCAAAGGAAGTGCCTTAAATTCCATGTACTATGAGTATTTCGAAGATGCCGAGATAATGCTAGATGGAGAGCAACAGACTATTTATGACATCTTATCGGAAGTTTGCAGTAATAGTGAGAGTCAGCTTGTAGGACTTCTCAATAATCAGATGGAGCAGTATTGCCTTAATTTATTCGAGAATGAAAAGCTGTCCTACCCTACCGTTAAGCTTGATATAAACATGGTTGACCTGTCACAGACCACAGAGTATAAGGATTTTCAGAGCCTTGAGAGAATCCATCTTGGCGATTCTGTGAAGGTATTTAATCCGAGGTTGGGGATAGAATCAACAGTAAGAGTTATCGGTCTTACTTATGACGTCCTGCGGAAAATGAACACAGAAATTCAGATAGGAGTAACCGAGACATCTGTTATAAATCTACTAAACAACATCGGCAAGGGTTCGGATGAAGTCAGATACGTTGCAGGAGAAGGAATAACGATAGAGAATAACACTATTTCTGTTATACCACCTACGAAGCCTTATCTTGAGGATGTTATCTTAAACGGAGAATCAGTAGTCAGAAACCATAAGGCATATATTGACCTTGAGGAAATGGGCATAGGCTTACAGTGGTTTGAGGAGCAGGAAGAATCACTTTATGGAATGGAAACACAAGTGAATTCACTTGCTGAAAATCCGACATTCTATGTAGACCATCCTGTTACGATGCACATTGATAATACAGGCTTGTATGGAAGTAAGTATAACTATTACTTTAAATCCATGAATACAGATTCAAGTGTTATAGTTTGTGGATACCAAAGTGTAAAGATTAACACTATGTACAACCCACCTGTTTATGATGATGGATTTTTGGTTATTGCGAAGTCGCAAGAGTTAGCTTGTTTTGAGTATTGGAATAATAATACAGCGCATCAGACCTATGAATGGAGTTCAAGCACAGAGGTAACACAAAGGCTTGATTGGACTACTTGCGAAGGCTATGGTATGTCAACAACCTTTAGTTATGAAGGAGAGACATATTATGCAGTTCTATCATGTTCTGATGTTAGAGCTGTTTGGACTAAAGAATATGAGGTTGATGGAGTAGTTGGATGGAATACAGATTATGGTGCAAGCGGTGAGTTTGACACTATGGCAGACTTCTGTAAGGCGGTTCTTGAAGCCAATATATCTGTTGATAAATACAATGGACTTGCAAGGGATGAAAAGCTTGCGTTCTTTGCAGGTGCTGAAGATGAAAATGGCACAAATGCAAAAGTGGCAATATGGACAGATGGCAAGGTAAAAGGACTTGTTGCTGATGTTCAGAAAAATGGAGAATCAGTAGTTGATGAAAACGGAGTTGCAAGTATACCCGACAGCGCAAGTTCAATTGCGGAATTAACGGATGTTGAACTTACCAATCTTGCCGATAAGGAAATCCTTGAATATGATGCAGTTGCTGAAAAATGGAAGAATGTAGCAAATAGCGGTGGAGGTGGTGGAAACGCACTTATACTTGATGCACAGATTTATACCACCGAAGAAAAACAGGTCGGAGTATGGATTGATAATAAGCCGTTATATGCCAAGTCCGTATCCACAGGAGGAAGCGCACCAAGCGACACCACACTTATACAGAGAATAGTCCAAACAGGATATGACACATTATTATATACCAAATTATCTGACAGCGCAGGAAGTGGAGGATATCAAGCTTACGGATTTAGCCCTATTATCTATTCAGAAGAAGAAAGAGAAGTTGGTGTATGGATTGATAACAAACCGCTTTATCAGAAGACTGTTAGATTTGGTGCGATGCCATCGAGTGGAATGAAAACAGTTGCCCATAATATAAATGATTTTGAAACTATGTTTATAGCAAACTTTTGTGCATCACAAAATGGGTATTATACATCGTTGCCTTATGTTCTTGCAGGGAGTACACGAGGAATAGAGGCTTATTTGACAAGCACAACTATTAATGTGGCTGTCGGACAAACTTATGGTTATGATGATTCATATGTAACCATTTGTTACACCAAAACAACCGATGTAGCAGGAAGCGGAAGCTACAACACCCTTGGAGTGCCGACAGTTCATTACTCTACAGAAGAGCAAGTAATAGGAACATGGATAGATGGAAGTACATTATATCAAAAAACTGTTAGTACAGGTGGAAGTGTACCGAGTGGTGCAACCTTGAGAGAGCGAATAACTCAAGTTGGATATGACACCATAAAGTATACAAAATAAGGAGGACACCATGTTAGAGCAATTATGGAATTTCATTCAAGTAGCATCAGCAGGGGTAATCACGCTTGGAGGTGCAGGGGCAATATTCGTTGCCCTATACCGATGGGCAAAGAAGCCAGATGTAAACCGAGACGAGAAATTAAAGGGGCATGACGAGAAATTGGATAAAGATAACAAGAGACTCAATGAACTAGAGAAGAAACAAGCGGAAACGGAAGAAGCCATGCAGATTATGATGAAATCCATGCTTGCCTTAATGACTCACGCTATTGATGGAAACCATGTGGAAGAGTTGAAAAAGGCAAGGGATGATATGCAAGAATATTTAATAAGGAGGTAGAAATATGCCAGAGATAGACCCAATCACAAGAGAAGAAAAACTATGGAGTGGCGAGGATATAGAGCCAATCACAAGAGAGGAAATGTATATCAAGCATATATTCGACAAGACACAGCCCATTCCAAGCAAGCCAATTACAAGGAAAGAGATGCTTTTAGAAAAGGCAGGAGAAGGTGGTGGAAGTGATGTAACCATCAAACAGCTATCAGTAACAGAAAATGGAACATATTCAGAGGAAGGCACAGCATATAGTCCTGTAATCGTAAATGTTCCTGCACCACCAATTCCCGATAATGCTTATCTTTTGAATGAGGTTGAGGGATTACCATCAGACATAGCAACTTTCTCCGATGGCTCAAATCTCCCAATGCCAAAACTGCAAGTCGGCATAGAGCCACAGCAAGACTTGCATGGATATGATTATCCGTGGGTTGGGGGTAGTGGGAAGAATAAGTTTGATATAGAAGGTTGGTTAAATAGTGCTGGTGCTACATATACAAAGAGTGGCAACTCATACACTATCTCAGCAATAAACACACTTTTCACTACACCTTTTACTTTTTATGATACTGATGTGCCGATATCCATTTCAACAAGCAGTTATGTCGGTGAAACTGCAACAAATGTAAGAATGACGTTATTAGATAGTAATAATAGTATTGTAGGTTCATTTGGAGCTAATAATTCATACCAAAAAAAAGAAGGTTTGGTTGCCTCAAAAGTTAGATTTGATTGGTCGCAAGCTGGAACATTTACTATAACAGAGCCACAAATCGAACTTGGCTCAACAGCCACCACCTTTGAACCCTACTCCAACATCTGTCCAATAAGCGGACATACAGAGGCGAAAGTGGTTGTAAGCCCAACAACATCAGCAGAAGATGGCACAACCTACAACATCCAATTCAAAGACGGCTCAAACCCACTCACAGTATATGGCGGTACTCTTGATGTGATTAGTGGGGAGTTGGTGGTAGATAGGAAATTTATTGATGTGACAAGTATGGCATCGAGTGTGGGTTATAATTCGGGAGTTGGTGCAGGCACATTAGCAAACACAGGTTTAAAGCCTAATATTACATCTGAAACTCTGAATGAATATATGTCTAATTGCTTAAAACCACATATTAATAGTGGGGTAGCATCTATGAACTATGAATTTACAGTAGATGCAAATTCGGGATTATTATTCAAAGTACCAAATTGCTCATCTGCAAGTGATTATCAAACATGGCTAAATAGTAATAATTTACAAATTGTTGGAAAACTCGCAACCCCTCAAACCATCCAACTTACTCCTACTCAAGTTAAGTCGCTTCTTGGTAGCAATAATGTGTGGTGTGATACGGGTGATATAGAAGAATTAGAATATTTCAGCAAGGAGGCATAATATGTGGTACAAAGATAAAAAATGGTGGGCAAAGGCATTTGACAGAGCAATCCGAAGCCTTGCACAAGGTATCCTTGTTGGCATCGGAGAGTGTGTAGTAATTCAGCAGGTCAACTGGGTTATGGCTGTATCAACGGGTGGGCTTATGTTTATAGTCTCACTCTTAACAAGCATAGCCTGTGGTCTGCCAGAATACAATGGAGGTTTAGGAGATGAATAGAAAAGAAGTAGTAGACAAAATTAACAGCCTTAAGGGTAAGGAGGAAACGAAAATGAAAATGATTGATGTATCAGAGTTCCAAGGCAAGATTGATTTTAAGAAGGTCAAGGCTGATGGAATAGAGGGTGTCATTATTCGTGCAGGATATGGCAAGGGAAATTCTGATGAATACTTCGTCAGAAACATAAATGGAGCAATCAAAAATAAGCTTCATGTGGGTATCTATTGGTTCTCGTATGCTTATACAGAGGAAATGGCAAGGAGAGAAGCCAGATATTGCAATGACCTCATCCAGACTTACAAGCTTAATATAGACCTGCCTGTATTCTTTGATTGGGAATACGATTCCATGAGATATGCAAAGGAAAATGGTGCAGAGGTGGACAAGGCTCTTATCGTAGGCATGACAAAGGCATTCTGTGATGAGATTGAGAGTCTTGGATACACAGCAGGGTATTATACTAACCATGATTATTTCAATCAGTTTTATAAGGGAGCATCCTCTCTTAAAAAGTATAAGATATGGTTTGCTGATTATGAGGATGAGTATAAGGATTGCTACATTCAGCAGACATCTGATAAAGGAGAAGTCAACGGTATCGAGGGAAGTGTTGATACAGACGTTCTGTGGGGCAAAATAGAGGCAGAAAAGCCGAAGACAACAAATTCCACATCCAAGAAGAAAAAGCCTGTTAAAAAGCCTTCTGCGAAGTCAGAGAGGTATATAGTAGGTAATACTTACACCATAGATGTTAGGTCTGCATTGAACGTCAGAACAGGAGCAGGAAAAGACTTCCCATTAGTGGGATATAATAATCTTACAGAAGATGGAAAATCTCATGCGTATGAAACAGGTGCGCTGAAGAACGGAACAAAGGTAACCTGCCTTGAGGTAAAAGAGAACAGCGATAAGGATATCTGGATTCGGATTCCTTCTGGATGGATATGCGCTGTTGACGGAGACAAAACCTTTGTAGTGTAATCAAAGTGATTTTTTCAATTACATACTTTTCTCCATGAAATAAGTCATTCAGAAATGAGTGGCTTATTTTTTTATTGAAAATATAAAACTTTTTTATAATTTCTTATTGACATATATTCCGAATAGGTGTATAGTGTATACAGAGGTTGAGGCAAGGAACTTTGCGAGGTGAGGATAACTTTTACCAAATGGGGTAATCGCCAACCAAAACCCTCTATGACGTAGGAATAAGCGAATGGCTAGGACACAAAGAGAAATCTGGGAATACGGGGCACGATGGAAAACAATAAGACGAAGACTACAGCCGAGAAATGAAAAGCACCTCAACCTCTTATCAAAAAGGAGATACAGGAGGATAAGGATATGGCAAATATGAGAATCGTAGGGATGAATGCAGGGATTATGTTTATCCAGAAGCAGATTAAAAGAGAGTGGATACAGGAAGTGATGCTGAATGTACAGTTTGAAGAAATGATGCAGAAGGAATATGCTCCATATTGGAAGAAATACCTTGAGAGCGGAACAGATAAGAGCGCAGAAGCATTCTTCTACAATTACAATGAGACGGATGAGATGCAGGAAAAGGGCGAAGCGTTTATCTATAAGGGCAGAGATGAGAGAAATGCAGAAAGGATGCTGAAGCATCTGCAAGCTAATCAGTATTAGAAGAGAATTCCTGTAGGTAGGCGGTCAGACCTTCAGAAAGGTGTGAATATGGCAAATTATGATGATACCTATATGAAGAAGGGAAACAGCATCATTAAGTTGAGAATTATCTTCACAGAGGATTCAACAAGGGATACAGAGTCAACATGGAATGGGAAGATGTTCACAGGAGAGCATGATGTGGATTTTGATGCCAGATATCATGAACTGAAGGAACAGGGATACAAAGAGGCACAGATGCTGAAGGGCAAATATAGCGGAATTACATTTGAGGAGGTGTGATATGGATTATATGAGAGGTTGGGAGATAATTCTCAAAACAATGTGCGAACAGCAGGGTATCTATCCAAAGGATAAAAAGACCTGCGGTGGATATGGATGCTGTGAGCATTGCATCCACAGCTATTATGATTATGGCACTCTGGAATGCAGAAAAGATGAGATGGGTGAAAAGTATTATGATGTATGGGAAGATGATTCTTATGACATAACAGGGATGGAAACAGACCGATATTGCAAATACTATGAGGAATATCCACAGGAGGATTAAAGTAAATGAGTGAATCCCATCCTGTCAGAAATGGCAGGATGGGACAATAAGAAAGGAGATAACAATGACCGAGAATGATTACATTGCAGAATACATTAAGGAGAAGAGACCAGAGATTATTTCATCATTAGATTTTATATTCTGGAAAATTGGCAAGTCGGTAGAAGTTGCAATCAACGATATTGCAAGTGGTCTTAAGAATATATTCATATCAGAGAAGGAGGAACAGGATAATGACATTCAAGGAAATGAGACAGAAGATGGGATTGACACAAAAGCAGGTGTCTGATATTTACCAAATCCCTTATTCAACTATTCAGAAGTGGGAACACGGTATAAATAATCCACCAGAGTATGTATTAAGTATGATGATGGAGTTGTATCATTTAAGAGATGTTTCAGAGGTGATAGGAGGGAAAAAATGATAGCACATTGTTTTTTTGAGCAAAGTGGAACATTCAAAAATCAATTTAAAAAATTAGGGATAGATGCATATGATTATGATATTCTTAATAATTTTGGCGAAACAGATTATCAAATAGATTTATTCGGACAGATTGAGGGGGGGTATCAAGGTAAGCCGAGCATATTCGACAACATATCAAAAGATGATATCATTATGGCATTCTTCCCTTGTGTTAGGTTTGAAAATCAATGTATGCTTTTATTCAGAGGGCAAAATGCAGGAATGAAAAAATGGTCATTAAAAAAGAAAATGGAATATGATATGAAAATCATTGAAGAATTGAAATATATGTACTTATATGTCAATAAACTGTTTATCATCTGCATTGATAGAGGATTAAAGTTGATTATGGAGAATCCTTATTCCGAAGAACATTTTTTACGAAGGTATTGGTGTTATCCTGCAACCATCATAGATAGGGATAGAAGGCAGAATGGAGATTATTTTGCAAAGCCAACACAGTTTTGGTTCTTGAATTGTGAGCCAAAAGATAATCTTATCTTTGAACCTCTTGATTATCATGGGTTGGATGCCAAGGATGCTATACGAATGATGAAAAAGAAAGATTGGGAAAAAACAAGAGCAAAGACAGTAAAAGAAGCAAGGTCAATGATACATCCGAGTTATGCTAACAGGTTTATTCGGAGATACATTATTGACACAGAAAACAAGATTTGATATATTCAAGAGGAGGTAACTATATGGAAGAACAAATGACAGTACCGTACATAGTACACGAATCAGCGATGGCGAGAAGTGAGAGACACATTAAGAGGCTAGTGATAGCCTTGATTGTGTCCGTTGTGATGATTGTTGCATCTAATCTTGCGTGGTTATATGTATGGAATAGCTATGAGTATGTTGGCGAATCAGAATCCGTATCTGTAAATGGAGATGGAACAGCAAACTATGTTGGTAATGATGGAGATATAACAAATGGCATCAATCAAGGTAGTGAAGAAAACCAGATACCGCAGGAAGAAGAACGGACGAAGTAAAGGTACAAGGCGAAAGAAGAAATGATGGAATATTCCAACAGCCAAATATCTGAAGTAATAGATGAATGGATTCATTCAAAAAGAGACAGAGACATCATGAAGTCGAGATTGATTGATGGTTTTACTCATGAGAAGTTGGCAGAGGAATATGATATGTCAGTTCGTCAGATAAAGAGAATTATATATAAAAACATGGATATCATATCAAGATACTTTTAGGTCATGTTGTGCATTTCCTTTTATAAAGGACAGCAGAAATGCTGTCCTTTTTTATTTTGTGTTTTAAGGCTATTAGAAGGCTCATACAGAGCCTTTTATTTATTTTCTGAATATTTCCCCATGTGTCACGGAAAAGGCATTTAAAAGGCATCTGCGTGACATTCTGCAATCTTATCGATTTAGATACAATCATCATGAGGTGGTTGTATGTACATCAATTATAATCCGAATCCAAAACAGAAAAGAGTGGGCGATTGTGTTATTAGAGCAATCTGCAAAGTTTTAGATATGGATTGGGATGATGCATATATTCAACTTTGCTTGCAAGGATTCAAGATGAAAGATATGGCTTCTAGCAACCCTGTCTGGGGTTCATATCTCAAACAAAGGGGATTCCTGCAAGTAACAATTCCAAACACCTGTCCAGATTGTTTTACAGTAGATGATTTTTGTAAAGAGCATCCAGAGGGTGTGTTTGTTCTGGGAACAGGCACTCATGTGGTGGCTGTGGTGGATGGAGATTATTACGATGCATGGGATTCTGGAAAAGAGATTCCTGTCTATTATTTTAGGAGGTAGATTATGTATCAGCCAAACTATCAGAATTATCAGCAGAACTATCAACAGAATTATCCAAACTATCAACAGGCATATCAGCCATATTATCAGCAGATTCAGCAACTTCAGAATCAGATTCCACAGATACAACAGCAAATGACACAGCAATCATCACAGGGATTGTTCTATTTTGTCAATTCAAAAAAAGAGGTAGAGGATTGGGTTCTTGGAGCAGGTCAGACAGCATTCTTCTTTGAAAGAAATGCATCTGTGTTCTATATCAAGTCAGTTGCGCAGAATGGATTATCACAACCGATAGAAGTATATGACTATACACAGCGCACAGAGGCATCAGAAAGCGCAAATAGCGATGTTGTTGTTGATATGGACAAATACATCACTAGAGATGAATTTGAGGCTTTAAAGAGCGAATTAGAGGCTCTGAAGGAGGCTGAAGGATGAGCATATATGAGAAGTTCAACAATCAGCCAAACATAATGGCAGATGCACAGAGATTGCATGAGCATCCATCCGAAATAAGCGAAATGCTATTGAATAAGGGAAGGATAAACAAGGAACAGTATCAGCAGATTAAAGAAATGCAGAATCCGAAGGATATCTGTATGTATTTGATGAATCAGAATCCTAGATTCAATCAAGCAATGAATATGTTATCAAACCTTGCAAGGGTAAAAAAATAAATTAAAGGAGGACATAAATATGTCACTTACAACTGAAGGAATGACACCTGCCGATATCTATGCTTGCACTAGAGGTGGAAATGGCGATGGATTTGGTGGTGGAGATTTGGAATGGCTTATCATTCTACTCTTATTCGCTAATGGCGGATGGGGCATGGGTGGATTCGGAGGTGCTGGAAACATGATGCTTGGATATGATTTCCCTTGGCTTCTCAATGGACAGCAGGGCATAAACAACAACACAAACAACGGATTCCAGAACGCTATGCTCAATGACAACATCACATCAATCAGAGATGGAATCGCAGGTCTTGCAACACAGCTTTGTAATTGCTGTGGCGATATGCAGATGGCTCTTGCCAATGGATTCGCAGGAGTAGAGCAGGGTGCTAACGCAAGACAGATGGCTAACATGAATCAGATGTTTGCAAATCAGACAGCCATGATGCAGGGATTCAACAACATTCAGAGTCAGTTTGCTGACGCATGTTGTGAAAACCGTCTCGCTAATTGCCAGACACAGAACATTATTCAGAATGAAGGCAACATGACACGTTTTGCAGACGCAAACAATACTCGTGACCTTCTCACCAATCAGACAGCTAATACACAGGCTATTCTTGACAAGCTGTGTCAGCTTGAACTTGATGGAAAGAATGATAAGATAGCAGACCTTGAAAGACAGCTTACAATGGCAAATCTACAGGCATCACAGACAGCACAGAATGCATTCATTCAGCAGGGATTCAGTAATGAGGTAGATGCGCTTTATAACAGGCTCAATTCTTGCCCTGTACCAACAACACCTGTATACGGCAGAACACCTATATTCACTTGCAATAATGGCGGTTGTGGATGCAATAACGGATTCTAGGAGGTGGGATTATGGCAGAATATTTATACAACGAAATTCAGAGTGTTGCCTTGAATAGTCCTGTCCTTTTCAGAAATTCCATTCCTTGTCAGCAGGGATTCGTGTATCACGAGGGCGAGACAGGGAATTTCATCTTGAGAAACATGACAACCAACTGTAAATATATCAATTTCCAAGTGACTTTTAATGGGAATATTGCTCTGCCAGAAGGAGCAACAGTTGTTCCGATAGCAATAGCACTTGTGGTTAATGGAGAACCAAGACTCACATCAAGAGCCATATTTACACCAACTGCGGTTGATGAGTATGGGAACGTGACAGCCACAGCGATAATCAAAGTACCAAGATGTTGCTGTTTTAGTCTGGGTGTTGAGGCTGTTCCTGCGACTACAGACCCAACTGTTACACCTGCACCACTTATAAACGTGCAGAATGCGAACTTAACAATATCGAGAGTATCATAGGAGGGCAGAAAAATGCATGAAATGTATGAATTAAAAGAAATGCTTTGCGATGAACTTGCGAAAATCACAAAGAAAGGCGAGTTGTCAGCAGGTTCTCTTGATGCTGTCGATAAGCTTACACACTCCATCAAATCTATAGATACAATCATTGCTATGGATGAATATTCAGAAGATGATGGTATGATATCATATGATTCATATGATTCATATGCGAGAGGCGATGGCAGGATGACCAACAGAGGCGGTGGTAATCGTGGCAATAGTCGAGAGAATAGAAGACGTGATTCTATGGGCAGATACGTTAGAGATTACTCTAATCGTGGCTCTTATGCTCGCAGAGGCGGTTATTCGAGGGATGAAGAAATGGAAAACCTCAAAATGAATCTTCATGAAATGCTTGAGGATGCCAATTCTGAAGAAGAGCGCAAAATGATTCGCAAATGGATTAAGCAGGTCGAAGAGTAAGGTGGTGGTTTTATGCCATCAAAAGAAGAATTACTTGAAGCCATAAGGGAAATCCAAAAAAAAGAACCGACTTATGCTAACTGTGAGAAGTTGGCAACATTTTACACCTTATTGCGGTATCTGTATTCTGAAGAGCAGGAAGGATATTCAAGAGATGCGAATGTCTTTCCTGCATCTAACGGAAGTGAGTTCAGAGAAGCCATATCTGGCAAGGATATAGAAAAAGTGGTTAATGTGCTTGATGAACACATGGAAGTAATTAAACTTCTTTTTCCGAAGGAATACAGGGAAGTTATAAGACTTATTGAGGAAGAGTAAAACCTTCCTCTTTTTTTGTGACTAAAATTATTTTTATAAAAACTATAAAAATTTATAAAATAGTTGTTGACATATGTTCCGAATAGGTGTATTGTATATACAGATACAGAGATACGGATTCGGACTAATCGAAAGAAGTAAGGGTTCTGGGTTATCTAATAGGTGGCTTGGGGAACTGAAAAGTAGCAAGACGAATCCCAACAGGAAGGAGAATAGATATGGCAAAACTTATAAGAATAGATAGAAACGGAACAAAGTATTATGAAGGTTATGTACCTTGTGACAGATGCGGTGGAGAAGGCATCTACTACATGGGAGTTGTAAACGGAGTGCCGCAGCCATCATGGGTTGACAACGGAATCTGCTTCAAGTGTGGCGGTTCTGGAAAGCAACTTGAAAAGTGGAAGGAATATACACCAGAGTATGAGGCAAAGTTAGAGGCAAGGCGAGAGGCAAGAAGGCAGAAATACCTTGAGGAACATAAGGCAGAAATTGAAGCAGAGCAGAAGCGCATCAAGGAAGAACAGGAAAAGGAAGAGGCTGATAGGATAGCAAGGGAAGAAGCCATAAGACTTGAGAACGAAAGGCTTTTGGCAGAGAAGGAAAAGAGCCACCATATAGGCACAGTTGGAGAGAAGGTTGATATCAGAGCAAGATACATCAAGACAGCATGGTTTGAAGCACCTTCATTCAGAGGATACGGAACAACAACAATATACATCCACACATTCAAGATTGGCGATGATACAGTAATCTGGAAGACAGGTTCAACACTTGGAAGATGGAATGATAAGGATGAGTGGGAAACAGTAGAAGAAGGTTCGCAGGTACATTTGAAAGGCACTATCAAGGAGCATTCAGAATACAAAGGCGAAAAGCAGACAGTTCTTACAAGATGCAGACTTGTATGGTAAATTGAATCCCCTGCCGAAAGGCAGGGGAGGAAGGAGACGGTTATGACACAGAGACAGGCAAGAGATATCTTGAGAACTAAATATCCGAATGCTGAAATATACAGACCTAACAGCAAATGCGGATTATGTAATAAAGGGAAAATTGCGGTGGTTTTTGAACCACAGGGCAAGGTTTATAGCTACATGGCACAGAATTATTCGGAAGTATTGGAAAGGCTTGGATGCATAGAAAAAATTTAAGATATGTTATAATTAGTTATTGCAAATCATATAAAAAATTGATATAATTTAAGAGTCGAAAGGAGGTGGTAAAGTGTCATTACAACAGAAAATCAAGATGATTATGATACAGGGAGGAGACAAGGGAACATACAAGGAACTTGCAGACCTTCTTGGGATATCAGAACCATCTGTTGTAAACAAGCTTAAGGGCAGACAGGATTTCAAATTAAAGGAAATCCGAATATTTGCAGAGCATTATAACTTAACAGCAGAACAGATTGTAAATACGTTTATATGGAGGTAAAAATGGAAGAAAAAAAGAGAGGCACAGGTCAGAGACCTGCACCAGATTACAAGAGGATTATAACAAAGGTTCATAATATTTGTCTAGGCATGATATTCATATTCATATTTATGATTATAGCAGGAAGACATTTTGAGAATGACAGAGTTGTATCAGTAGGCATCGGAATCGGAATAACAGCAGGATTGATTGAGGTTGCAATCAATAGCGAGGAGGATGATGATGAATAGAGAAGAGTGTGAAAAGTTGATTACAGAGAAACTTTTGGAAATCCAAAAGATTTATAAGGAATATAATCCAAATGGAGATTATTTGACAGCACACATAACCAATAATCATGTAGATTTTAATAATGAATATTGGGAAGGTGGCAATGATGAGGAAAAACCAATCGATGTAATTATAACAACGGAGGTAGAAAATGAAGTTTAGAAAATTAAAGGCAGATGAAATTGAAGCAAGAGTGTCAACGGTAACAGAAAAAGGATGCTCCATACTATTATATAAAGATGCTCGAACAGACCAGAACATTCTGGATGAAACAGTTGGATGCCTTAATTGGCAGAGAAGTCATCAGCTTATAGGAGATAGATTATATTGTACTGTTTCTATATGGGATGATGAGAAGAAACAATGGATATCAAAGCAGGACGTTGGAACAGAGTCTTATACAGAAAAGGAAAAAGGACAGGCATCCGATTCCTTCAAGAGAGCCTGTTTTAATCTGGGAATAGGCAGAGAGTTATACACAGCACCATTCATATGGATATCAAAATGCAAGATAGTTGAGAAGAATGGCAAATATACCACTTATGACAGATTTATGGTTGATGATATCGGATATGATGAGAGAGGTAATATCAACAAGCTTGTTATCAGAAATATAGGCTCGATATATGATAAGAAAAATGAAATAGTGTATCAACTTGGAGAACCTGCCACAGAAGAGGAAAAGAACCAAGCTAAATATGATAAGCTTGCAGAATCCAAGATAGATGAGATTAACGTGAAAAGCATCCGACTCACTATTGAAAAGAATCCAGATGCCATGAGCGAGGAAGGAATCTGCAAATATTTTAAAATTAAAAAGATAGAAGATATGACCTATAAAATGTTGAGTGATTTCAACAAGATGATTAACGAAAAAAAGGAGAAGAAAAAATGACAAATGCAGAACTTATCAAGATTCTTGAAAAGAATCCAGATGGCAAGGTGTATATATCACTTAAGGGAGATATAGAAGAGCATTTCGTGGATACCTGTGATGAAACTCATGGAGGAGTGGTATTAAGTAGCGATGCAGATGCTCCAATCTATGAAAGCATAGTAAAGATGGCGAGAGAGTGCCTTGAGGAGTATGGAGCAGACCTCAATGAAAATCAGTTAGACAGGCTTAAGTATATAGCAGGAGATGAGGTATGAGAGCGAGGTGGCACGGCAAACCATTCCATGATATAAATCTGCGGAAATGGATTATATCATTGGAATGTGAAGAGCCACCTGTGGATTATGACAAAACGAAAGATGACCTGCTATCTGTCCAAATAAAGAAACACAGGGAAAAGAGAAGCCTTAATGCAAATGGATTGCTTTGGAACTGTTTGGGAGAGATAGCAGAAGCATTACGAACTGATAAATGGAATGTATATCTGATGATGCTTAAGAGGTATGGAAAGTATACATATATCTGCGTGAAACCTAATGTTGTTGAATCGGTAAAAGCCCAATGGAGAGAATGTGAAGAAATTGGAGAAATAAATATAAATGGCGAAAAGGCAGTTCAGTTACTTTGCTACTTTGGCTCATCAACATATGATTCAAAAGAATTTGCGGTTTTATTAGATGGTGTCATTTCAGAAATGAAAGAAATGGGCTTAAAAACACCATCAGAAAGGGAATTTGATATGGTGATTGAATCATGGAAAGTGTCTTAACAACAAAAAAAGGCGTATGTTATCTATGCCAGAGTGTAACCAAAACTCATCTGCATCATATCATTCATGCAGGAGTATCAAAGAAAACACAAGAAAGAATGGGACTCATATGTTACCTTTGCCCAGATTGCCACACAGGTTCTCATGGAGTACACGGAACTTGGGGAGCGGAACGAGATAGGGATTTGAAGAAAATGGCACAGGCAAGATGGGAAGAGAAGTACATCGAAGAGTATCCCTACGAAAATCATGCAGAGGAATCTGCAAGAGAGGAGTGGATGAGAAACATCCATAAGAATTACTTATGATTAAATTCACGATAGAGTTACCACCAAGAACAAAGAAGAATCACTCTCAGCTAATCATCAACAGGAATACAGGCAAAAGGATGCTGATTCCTTCTCCGCAATATCGACAGTATGAACACGATTGCGCATATTTCATGCCACCTTATAGCGCAGAGGGTAAGGTCAACATCAAGGCTCTATTCTATATGCCGACAAAAAGAAGAGTTGACCTTACAAATCTGCTTGAGGCATTAAATGACATTTTGGTCAAGTACAGTGTGATTGAGGATGACAATAGCAACATAGTGGTATCTGTGGATGGTTCGAGAGTATACTATGACAAAGAGAAGCCGAGGACAGAAGTAGAGATAACGGAGGTAGGAGAATGAGAAGAAAATCAGAACTGGGTAAATCGCAGACCGAGGATATCCTCAGATTCATGGATGAAGAAGGCTCGATTACAAGCATGGATGCTATTAAGGAATTCGGGGCAACGAGGCTTTCGGCAATCATATTCAATCTGAGAAAGAGAGGATATGATATCGAGACACATATGGAGGTCAGAAAGAACAGATATGGGCATAATGTTGAATATGCAAGGTATGTTTTGAATGACTAGCCTTCTGAGGTGTCTAGGAGGCTCGAGAATCGATTTTTATTAAAAAGAGGTATAAATTATCGCATAAGAAAAAGGAGGCTTAAAATGGCAAATAGAAGCTATGGTTACAAAAACATTAAAAGTGAAAGTGGAGAATTTTCCTGCCATATCAAGAAAGCAATAAATGATAAGTTGGATATATATTGCAGAGTCAATGGGATTAACAAAACAATGTATGTAAATCAGCTTGTTGAAAACGATATGGAAGAAAAGTTTAAAAGATTAAAGGAGGCAAATAATGAATAAAGTAATTCTTATGGGAAGACTCACAAGAAATCCAGAGGTGCGCTATACAAGCGGAAAGGATAATACACAGTTATGCATCGCAAGGTATACTCTGGCGATTGATAGAAGATTTAAGACAGAAGGTCAGCCATCAGCAGATTTTATAAACTGTGTTGCTATGGGTAAAAATGGAGAGTTTGCAGAAAAGTATCTGAAGCAGGGAACAAAGATAGCTGTTACAGGAAGAATTCAGACAGGTTCTTATACAAACAAGGATGGACAGAAGGTTTATACAACTGATGTAATGATAGAGGAGCAGGAGTTTGCTGAATCAAAGAAGTCTGATAATGCACAGCCAGAACCTTCAGAAAGTGCAAATGATGGTTTTATGAATATTCCAGAAGGCATTGAGGCAGAACTCCCCTTCAAATAGTAGTTGATGTTTTGCATAAAATGATGTATAATCATGTATTAGAGGGTAACCTCTGTTTAGAAAAATAGGTTGGCTGAGTTGTTGCGGAATTCAGCTATTGATACCTCATAACTTGGCTAACCACAGCTTGTATGATTGAGAACCGCAACTTCTCTTTTATACAGGCTGATTTTTTTACAAGGAGAACAAAATGGCAGAGAGAAGAATGTTTGCAAAGACCATAATTGATAGTGATGCATTTCTGGATATGCCACTTTCAACACAGGCTTTATATTTTCATCTGAGCATGAGAGCAGATGATGAGGGATTCATCAATAATCCAAAAAAAATACAAAGGATGATTGGGGCATCTGATGATGATATGAAGGTGCTTATTGCCAAGAGCTTTATCATTCCATTTGAATCTGGAATAGTAGTTATTAAGCATTGGAAGATACATAATTATATTCGAGGGGATAGGATTAAACACACAGTTTATTCTGAAGAAAGACAACTTTTGGATATCAAGGATAATGGAGCTTATACATATGTGGCAGACATATGTCAGACAGATGACAGTCAAATGTCAGTCAAATGTCAGCATAGGTTAGGTAAGGATAGTATAGGTAAGGTTAGGGAAGGTAAGGATAGTATAGAGAGTAAGGCAAAATCGACTCGATTTGTGCCACCTACACTTGAACAGGTACAGGATTATTGCAGAGAAAGAGGAAATGACGTAGATGCACAGCGATTTATAGATTTCTATGAATCAAAAGGATGGATGGTAGGAAAAAACAAGATGAAGGATTGGAAAGCCTGTGTCAGAACTTGGGAAAGAGGTAGCAAGAAAGCTGAATCACCTAAAAATAATGATAAGCTTAAGGCATTAGAGAATTATTATTTGCAGGAGGTAGTGGAATGATAGTTATATTATTAGCCTTAATGATAAATATGAGACAGCCTGTAGAGATGAATGATGACTTGAGTAAGCTATATGCAGTTATAGAGGATGCAGAACCATCCATAAGTACCCCTTCTGATGCGCTAGAAGCCTCATATAGCGATTTGAATGAAAAAGGCGAGGAAATATCCACAGAAGAAATAAAAGGCTCTTATTTAGGCGAATATGAGTTGACAGCATATATTGCAACAGGGAATCCATGTGCAGATGGTGTTTATCCATCGGCAGGGTGGACAGTAGCAAGCAATGATTCAAGACTATGGCATCATAAGATACGAATTGAAGGATATGGAGAGTATTATGTACATGATACAGGAGGAATGGCAACCAACGTAATTGATATATTTGTAAATACCTACGATGAGGCAATTCAGTTCGGAAGGCAATATGGAGAAGTTTATTTGATAGACTAGGAGGGGCATATGAAAAAAGCAAAGTTCAGCAAGAGGAAGTGTTTAAGATGCAAATATCATGGCATCGGCTGTGGAGGATACACCACCATCAAGAATGGTAAATCGGTGCAGGTGTACTGCAACTATTCGGTCACAGAAGATACCTGCCTCAAGTTAGTAGATGGGAAAGTGATAGACCAGAGGGGCGATGATTACTATAACTGTAAGCTGTTTTCGGAAGGGAGACCAGAGAATGAGCAAGATTACTAATCTATCAAAGCAAGAAATAATCACCATGTATAAGACAGCTAAAAATAAAGAGGAGCAGATACCGATATTAGCAGACTTAACAGCATCGGATGTTGATACCATTCTGGAAATATTAAAGGATGCAAAGGTATTCAATGGTGCATATAGCACCTGTAGTAGATGCGGAAAGCAGTATCCAACTATATCACATCATAATCCTACAAAAAGATGCGCTGAATGCAGGAAGTTAGCATCAAGGATATCAAAAATAAAGTTCCAGATAAAGAAGAACAATTCGAAAATACAGGAAATTCAGAGAAGTAGTGCAAAGTACAGAGAGGAATTGGACAAGCTAGAAGCTGAATGGGAGGTGTAAACATGAGAGATTGCAAAACCTGTAAATACTATGTATTGCAGAAAAATAAAAATATATATAGCTGTGAAAAATGGGAGTGTGAATACGAGCAGAAACTAACTCCAAGAGAGTGGCTTTCCACATTCAATACGGAATCAGCCACAGAGTGCTACACAGCGGTTCAGAGATTAAAAGCGGAGGTAGAGGAATGACGTATGAAGAAGCATTGGTAAAAGTAAGAGAATATTTAACCAGTTATCTTTCATTGGACGATGAGGGTGAAATTGATGAAATAATGCAAGCCTTAGACCAAAAGTCTGTTCTTAACGAAAAAAAAGAAGAAATCAGAGATAACACATATTTTATTAATGAAATAACCGAAAAAGAGGGAATAGATTTTAAAACCGTAGAGGAAATTATTGACAAATATATAGAAAGGAAAGATATAGCAATCAAAGCATTAGAGCAACTGCCAAGTGATGATTCTGTTTTTAAAAACTTATGGGTGCAAGTCAAATGGGAAAGAGATGTGGCTATCGAACAACTTGAACAGTTGGGATATAGTCTAGGCGAAAAGATAAGGACAAGCGAGGATTGTATCAGCAGAGAAGAAGCAATTAAACAATGCGGATTCGGAATGACAAATTTACTCATAGCTGATTGTTTAAAAAGGTTGCCATCCGTCACACCTTCAAATGATGCCATCAAAGAAGCTTATATAAAGGGATATGACTATGGTGTCAATGATTGGTTCAAGAGTAAGACAGAACCTTGCGAGGATTGTATCAGCAGAGCAAAAGCGTTAGAAATGCTAGGAGATGTTCCAGAGAATTGGACTGATACGGAAAAGGAAATTCAAGAAGTAAATGATTATAGATGGTTTAAATCTATTCTTGAAGAATTACCATCCGTCACACCACAGCCGAAGGTAGGGAAGTGGATAGCACAAGATATTCATAATTGCCATACTGATTTTAAGTGTTCAGAGTGTGGTTATATACACAGCTTCACGCATTTATTTGGCAAACCCACAGCATATTATACTTATTGTCCTAACTGTGGAGCAAAGATGGAGGTAGCAGAATGAAAATAAAAGAACTAATAAATCAATTAGAGGACATGCGATTGCTTTATGGCGATAAAATAATATTAACAGTAACAGATGGTAAATCAGAAAATGCCATAAAATCAGTATCTGGAATACCATGTGCAAGATACTTTAAGCCGGAAGATAAGGTAGCGGAAGTGATTATTACTATTGGCAGAAAGTGAGAGTGAATAATGAATGAAGTTTATATCACTAGAGTACACAAGATAACAGAAAAAGATAAACTAACCATAAAAGAAGCTAAAGAACGGCTAAAAAAGTGTCCTATCTGTGGTGCAAAAGCCTATATAAGCAAAGATATTGTAGATGGATTTTATTTTGGTTGGAGTGTAGGCTGTCCGAGATTTTGCCTTAATGATGGCATACATGGGATAGATGAAAATACACCAACAGAAAAGCACTTATCAATTATGAATCTTGATTCAGCTAAAGAGTGTGTAGAAAGATGGAACAAGAAAGTTGATAATTATTTTAAGGAGAGTGATAACAATGACGCTTGATGAAGCTAAAGAGGAATATGGATATGATGCAGACGATATGTGTAGGATAATATGTGGCATGTGTAATGCTAATGATTGGTATTGTCCGAGTGATTGTGACTCACTTGCGTGGATAAGAAGAAACTATGATAAGGCTATTGAAAGACTTGCAAAGTTAGATGGTGATTATGTGGAAATGTTTAGAAGAATAAAAAGACATAGTTGGAAATAAAGGAGAGTGATAACAATGTTAAGTCTTGATGAAGCAATTAAGCACTGTAATGAAGTAGCAGAACGATTGGAAGGTAAAAACGGATATGCTTATACAGATGCGACTTGTGAGGAATGTGCCAAAGAACACAGACAGCTTGCAGAGTGGCTAAAAGAGTTGAAGGAATCTAGGATAGTTCTGGATATATTGGGGCAATTTCTTGCTGATACAGGTATAGATGTTTGTTGCGAGGATTTGCCTATGATAGATGACTATTGCGAAAAACATTGTGACAACCAAAAACCACTATGTTGGTATAGATGGGCGAAGATGAAAGCAAGGGAGGTAAACGCTGATGATGGAGATAGTTGTTAAAATACCAGACGATATGATTAAATCACTTGAACAAGGTAATTTTGGTGCAAAATATAACATATATGACCTTGTAGGGTGTTTAATGAACGGCACACCACTTCCAAAAGGTCATGGAGATTTAATTGACAGAAGTGAAATAAGCATACCATATGATATATGTGATGGAGATGAAGCAATGGACTATGTTAATGAAGTTTCAGCAATAGTAGAAGCAGATAAGGAGAACACTGATGAAGAAGAGTGATTTTGAAGATTTTATGGACAAGGTATCAGATGGCTTCTACATAGCCTTAATAATCATCGGCATTATAGCCTTGATTGTGCTATGTATCCTTAAAGTATGGGTAATAACAGAATATGGGGATATGCCTATAACGGAAGCTCCTTCTTGGGCTGTTCCTTGGTTGGGAGGTGGAGCATGAAAGAGATATGCGGAAATTGTAAGGAGAATGAGGAGAGATAGTATGGGTAGTAATATAATAAGCAATATGAAATGCCCTGTATGTGGGAACAAGACTAAAACGATTGATTCCAGAGGGTGTGATGAAAGAAAAAAAGTGAGAAGAAGGAAAATGTGCCTTACTTGCGGTCATAGATTCAGCACTATTGAAATGCCAGAAGAGGCTTATGAGAATGCAATGAGTTGTTTGAAAATTATCAATATAATGAAGGATGTGGTGGAAAAAAATTAAAAAATATGATAAAATAATTAGAGGTGGATATGGATAATAGGACTATAAATGAGCATTATGCAGAGATAGGAATGGAACTTATCCAGACAGAGGAATCCCTTTTGGATATCAAAAACAGCGATATAACAATCGTATATCTTTCTTCAGATGCCAAGAAGATGGAAAAGGGAAATGCCGTACTTGGTCAATGCGAAAAAATAGCTGATAAGTACAAATGGGGAATGCCCTGCGATATGACCATTACTATATTCGAGCCTAACATCGTTGGGTTTACAGAGGAACAGATTAAGATTCTGATTTTCCATGAATTACTTCATGTGGGAATCGGATGCAATAAGGATAACTCTGAATCATACTTTGTTAAGCCACATGATTTGGAAGATTTTAAGGAGATAATAAACAGATTCGGAACAGATTGGAATGAGGTGAGGTTTTAATGGCAAGAAATGATGATAATCTGAAACCATTAAGCACGGAGAAAGCACGAGAAATAGGTTCGAAGGGTGGAAAGGCATCTGTAGAGGCAAGAAGAAAGAAGAGAGACCTGCGATTGGCATTAGAAGCCTTGCTTGAATCTGATGTTAAGAAGAAGGACTTAAGTGGCAAGGAACAGAATATGAGTGTTGCTGAAGCAATGTCATTAGAGCAGGTCAGAAAGGCTCTTAAGGGCGATTCAAAGGCTTATGAGATAGTGAGAGATTCGTGTGGACAGAAGCCTGTTGACAAGATACAGGTTGCAGAAGTGGATGCGGATGTAATAAGCGAAGTTGAAAAAGCGGTTCTGGGAGATTGATATGCTAACGAGAGAACAAGCGATTGACCTGCTATTGAATAAACCGTTGAAATATGCTCATATGATAGGTTTTACAAAGATGCAGGAACTGAATGAAGAATGGCTAAAGGATATGATGCCATCCAAAGGAAAGAAGGATGCATCATTGCAAGCACATCGTTTATCTTATAAGACTACCTGCGTGTCGATAACCTTGGCAAGAATTATTGTTCTGCTACCCAATAAGAGAACCTTATTCCTGCGCAAGACAGATTCGGATGTAAAGGAGATAATAAGGCAGGTAGAGAAGATACTATTAGACCCACATACGCAATATTTAGTTCAATGCATATATGGTGTTAGTTTGAAGTTGAGTGTGTCGAATATGACCGAGATATCAACCAATCTAACTACGGATATAAGAGGCACTTCACAGCTTGTTGGGATGGGAATTGGCTCTTCTCTCACAGGAAAGCACTTCGATTATATCTTCACAGATGATATAAGCAATATCAATGACAGGTTATCCAAGGCAGAACGAGAGAGAACCAAAATTGCCTATCAAGAATTGCAGAATATTAAAAATCGAGATGGAAGGATATATAATACTCTTACACCTTGGCATCCAGATGATGTAGCATCTATTATGCCAAAGGCAAAGAAATACACCTGTTACGAAACAGGATTGATAAGCGATGAAGAAATTGCAGATATAAAGAGTAAAATGATTCCATCGCTTTTCTGCGCAAACTACGAATTGAGGCATATCGCATCCGAGGATGTAATCTTTGCAAATGCCAAGACAGGAGCAGACCCAAGTCTGATTGAACAGGCTAGGTATAGCCACATAGATGCATCTTATGGTGGAGAGGATGGAACAGCATTCACGATTGCAAAGAGACAAGGGGATACATTGTATGTATTTGGAAAGCTGTATAATCGCCATGTAGATGATTGTATAGATGAAATTATAAGATACAAGAATGGATTCATGGGAAATAAGATATGGTGTGAGGATAATGGTGATAAGGGATATCTTGCCAAGGAGATTAAGAAGAAAGGCGAGAAGGCTGTCACATATCATGAATCCATGAATAAGTTCCTCAAGATAACCACTTATCTCAAAGGCGAGTGGGATAATATAGTTTTCGTGGCAGGAACAGATGAGGACTATATTCAGCAGATATTGGATTATAATGAGAATGCGGAACATGATGATGCACCAGATTCGCTTGCATCGATTTGCCGTTTAATGTATAGTAAACCTAGCGAGGAAACAAGAAAGATTCCGCAGATGTATGACGGAAAGAGAAGGATTTAAGGAGGAACATAATGCACTCATATCAAGATTTGCTACAAGTGGGCGATAATGAACAGGCAAGGATGAACTTCATCCGAGAGGTAATCAATTCGCATAAAGCATCTAAACTATACGCAGATGCCCTAGTTGCAAATAGATACTTCAGAAAGCAGAATCAAACAATCATGGATTTTCAGAAAATCTTATATACAGTAACAGGCGAGGCGATTCCAGATAATTATTCTGCTAATTATAAGTTAAGAAGTCAATTTTTCAGAAAGTTCATTATGCAGGAGAATTCCTATCTGCTATCAAATGGAGTCAGTTGGAACAATGCTGATACAGGAGAAAAGTTAGGGAGCAAAAGGAAATCATTTGATATTCAGCTTATGAAGGCAGGACTCAAATCATTATGGGGAGCAGTAGCATTTGGATTTTGGAATTTTGACCATATCGACATTTTTGATGTTTTGGAGTATGCACCATTATGGGATGAGAATGATGGTGCAATGAAGGCAGGTGTCAGATTCTGGCAGGTGGATACTACTAAACCATTAAGAGCCACCTTATATGAGATGGATGGATATACAGATTATATCTGGAACAAGGTTGAAAATAATGGTAAGGTTGATTTTGAAGGACAGGTTCTATATGAAAAGAGAAAGTATATCCAGATAGCTGTTACAAGTGAAGCAGATGGCACAGAGATTCTTGATGGGGTAAATTATAATGGATTCCCTATTGTGCCCCTATGGGCAAATGAAGAGCATCAGAATGAGTTAGAGGGATTGAGAGAGCAGATAGATTGCTATGACCTTATCAAGAGTGGATTTGCAAACACAGTTGATGAAGCAAGCTATATTTATTGGGCGATACAGAATGCAGGTGGCATGGATGATATAGACCTTGCCAACTTTGTTGAAAGGATGAAAACTGTCCATGCAGGACTCGTTGAAGATTCCAATGCCAGAGCCGAGGCACACACCATAGAAGCACCATATGCGAGCAGAGAAGCACTTTTGGACAGGTTAAGAAGTGACCTGTATGAAGATGCTATGGCACTTGATACGAAGGCTATACAGGGCGGTGCAATAACAGCCACACAGATTAAGTCTTCATATGATGACCTTGACAAAAAAACAGATGAATTTGAGGGATGTGTCACAGAGTTTGTTGATGGCATCCTTGCACTTGCAGGTATAGATGATGAGCCTACGTTTACAAGGTCAAGGATTGTAAATGTTACAGAAGAGATTCAGACTATAGTATCAGCAGGAACATATCTTGAATCATCATATGTGACAGAGAAAATCCTTACTCTGTTGGGCGATGCAGATAAGGCAGAGGATATGATTAAACAGATGGATGCGGATGATATAAGACCATTAGGAGAAGAAAATGGCGAGGAAGATAACGTATAAGTCTGATATAGGCAATAATGAAACTGAAAAGACTCTTGAGGAACTTGAGAAGAAAATCCGAAAAGAATATACACAGGCAACCAAGGAAGTAGAAGCCAAAATAAAGGATTATCTTGAGAGGTTCGAAAAGAAAGACAGCATCCGACAGGGATATCTTGAAAAACAGCTTGAGAAGTATAATGCAGGGGAGATTTCATTCGATGAATATAAGAAGGCACAGAATGAATACAAGCAATGGAAGATAGGTCAGATTGCTGTTGGCAAAAGATGGGAAGAGATGCGTGATACACTTGCAGAGGATTTGACGGATACTTATTCCAAGGCGAGAGGGATGATAGAAGGGTATATGCCAGAGGTATATGCCCTTAATCACAATTATGCAACATTTCAAGTGGAATCACAAAGCAAGGTCAACACATCTTACTCGTTATATGATGCTCATACTGTGGAGAGACTTGTTAAGAAAAATCCGAGGCTATTGCCAAATTATAAATTTGGTTCAGTAACTTATGAGAGAATGCGTCAAAAAAATCTGCGATGGAATCAGCAACATATCACTTCTGCGATAACTCAAGGAATACTGCAAGGCGAATCAATTCCCAAGATTGCAAAACGAATGCGGAATGCAGGATATATGGAATACAAGGCATCCATCAGAGATGCAAGAACATCCATCACATCGGCGCAGAATTCTGGGCGAATAGAAGCAATGCATAGAGCAAAGGATTTGGGCATCAGCATGAAGAAACAATGGCTTGCCACCATAGATGATAGGACAAGGCATGAACACAGGATGCTAGATGGAGAACGTGAAGAAATAGATGAACCATTTAAGGTTGATGGGTATGAGATAATGTATCCTGCCGACCCATCAGCAGAACCAGAGATGGTTTATAATTGCAGATGCACTATGGTGTCTGTGTTTGATGGATATGACAAGAAGATAACTGATTTTGACATCGATGAAAGGCTTGGGGATATGACCTATGATGAATGGAAAGAATCAAGGGATATAAGGTCAGACCCTATTGATAAGCAGGAAAGACAGGGCGAAGCCATCAGACAGCAATATATCAATGAATATAAAGCGATGGCAAAAAAGGCAGAAGCCGAAGAAAACACAAGGGAAGAGAAACACACAAATCATCAGCAAGAAGCGGAATGGTTGGAAAAAACAGCAAGCGTAAGAGGGGTTGATTATGTTAAGGTAGAAAAACTTAACAATAATCTCTCTGATAATGATATAATAGCAAAGATAAGTGGAGGCGATAAAACAGCAGGTTCTTGTGCATCTTTGGCTCATGCATATTGCGCAAATAAATTAGGCTTGGATGTCACAGATTATAGAGGTGGAAAAAGCCAAGATATGTTCTGTATGAAAGTGGTTGGCGAAAAACTGTTGGAGGTTGCAAATGCAGATATAAAAAAATATTATGTAAAAAAGCAAGCATCAGAAACTGCAAAAATCATTGTAAATGAAACGGTAGCAGGAAAATCCTATTATTTATCAGCAGGTAAACACGCATCGATAATAAGAAAAACAAAAGAAGGGGTTCTTGAATATCTGGAATTGCAATCGCCTACAAATAGTGGATGGACTCCATTTGACAACTATGGTTCAATCGAAAAAACGCTCAACAAGAGATTTGGATGCACAAAAACAGCAAGAAGAGTAGGTGGGCAAGCATCAGAAACAAGAGTAAATCTAGTTGATTTGGATACCTTACAATCAAATACAGAATATGAGAATATTTTAGGATACTTAAATACGCAAACAAATAAGCAAAAGAAAGGAGTTGGAGGCGATGTCAAATGACAGATGGTACAAAGAAGATGAATCAAATCAGATATGGTGGTTAGATAATTCTGAAGATACTGTTGGAGTTTTTATATTCAGTTTTGATAAAAAGACTACTTTCAACTTGTTTGCTGATTATCCTTACAAATTAACCAAAGAGCAGAAAACTATATTTGATAAAGAAGAACCAGAGTGGGCAGAGTTTTTTAAGGAGAGAAACAATGGTTGATGTTCAAGTTAAAGATAACTCAAAAGAGGTGCTTGAAGATTTAGCATCTAAGATGCCTGTTATTCTTGAAATGCTTGGACAGGCAGGAGAGAATAATGCCAAATTTGAAATAACAGCCTTGGGTGCTGTTGATACAGGTAACTTGAGGAATAGTATCAGCCATGCAGATGATGGAACATATGCTTACATAGGAACAAACGTGGAATATGCTCCATATGTCGAGATGGGAACGGTAAGGATGCCAGAGAGACCATTTTTGAGGAATGCTGTTTTAAGGCATCAAGAAGAATATAGAAACATCATGGAAGAAGGCTTAAAAAATTAAGTAGACATAACAAAAATTCTTTGTTATATTACAAAAAGAGAGGGTATCACAGACCGATACCGACAATAAATCTGAATGGCACAGAATGCCACCGATAGAAAGGAAGAAATATTATGGCACTTACAAATGCGAATGTAAAAGAAATCTTATCCAAGGCAGGAGTAGACAGCGAACACATGAAAGATGCTGTCAATGAAATCATCGAAGGACATACCACATCAATCGAGGCTTTAAGAGAAGAGAGAGACACTTATAAGGCACAGGCGCAGAAAGCCGAAGACCTTCAAAAACAGCTTGAGAAAGCGCAGAAAGACCTCAAGGATGCCACTAGCGATGAGACTGAAAATAAGTACAAGACCAAGTATGAGATGCTGAAAGAAGAATACAAAGAATACAAGAAGGGTATCGAGGAAAAGGCTACAAAAGACAGCAAGTCGAAAGCATACAAGGAACTTCTGAAAGAGGCAGGTATATCTGATAAGAGGATAGAATCTGTTCTTAAGGTATCTGATATTGATTCTATTGAGTTTGATGATGATGGAAACATCAAGAACAAAGATGAACTTCTGAATGGCATCAAGGAAGAGTGGAGCGATTTCATACAGACCGCAGGAGTACAGGGAGCAAACACAGATAATCCACCTGCAAATACAGGTGGGCAGACAATGACGAAGGAAGATATCATGAAGATTAAGGATACTTCTGAACGTCAGAAGGCAATTAAGGAAAATATTGAATTATTCAGAAAATAGGAGGGAAAAAATATGCCTGCTAAAGAAAACACAACAACTACATCAAATTTTGATGTAGAAGCAAGAGAAATTGATTTCGTCACGAGATTTGCAGATAATTGGGATTCCTTAAGAGAAATCCTTGGTATCATGAGACCTATTAAGAAGGCAAATGGAACACAGCTTGCATCCTATACTGCATCGGTTGAACTTGAGGATTCAGTTGGCGAAGGTGTGGAAATTCCATATTCACAGGCAACTGTAACTGAAGCATTCAAGGAAGATATTAAGGTTGAAAAATATGCAAAGGGTGTTTCAATCGAGTCTATCAATAAGTATGGCGCAGATATTGCGATTCAGAAGACAGATGAAGCATTCCTTAATGAGTTACAGGGCAAGGTTCTTGATTCATTCTATACCTTCCTTCAGACAGGACAGCTTACTGATTCATATGGTACATTCCAGATGGCTGTTGCAATGGCGATAGGTAAGGTTATCGATAAGTTCAAGAAGATGCGTAAGAATGTAACAGAGGTTGTTGTATTCGTAAATACACTTGATGCTTATCAGTATCTGGGAGCATCTGAAGTATCTCTTCAGACAGCATTCGGAATGCAGTATGTAAAGGATTACATGGGTGCAAGCACAATGATTCTTTCATCTGAAATTCCAAGTGGTAAGGTTATTGCTTGCCCTGCTGAAAATATTGACCTTTATTACACAGACCCTGCTGATTCAGATTATGCAAAGGCAGGACTTGTATACAGAACAGATGGTGTTACAAACCTCATCGGATTCCATGTAGAGGGTAATTATAAGACAGCAGTTGGAGAGTCATTTGCTCTCATGGGAATGAAACTGTGGGCAGAATATCTTGACGGAATCGCAGTCATTACTGTTAGTTCAAACAACACACCATCAGATGGTGGAAATGATTCAGAAGGTTAAATAATAAAGCAGGGGTGGTAACATCCCTGCTATAATTAGAGGTGTGATATGACAGAGGTGTTTCAGTATTTGAAAAATTGGTTTGACAGAAATCAGCCGAAGTATTATGGGAAATTTATAATTGAAAATGGTGCTTTGGTTGGCGATTATAAGATTGCTACAGGTCAGTTTTATCGAATCATAGGAAGTGCCTTAAATGATGGAGTCTATAAGTATGGCGAGGAAGGATTGACAGATGAAACCTTTGAAGGTGCAATCTGGCTGATGGCTGTTCCAAAGGATGTAAGGATGCTCGTCACAGAAATAAAGATGTGGCAGGAAAAGTATGGCAACCTTGATTCAGAGAATATGAGTCCATTCCAGAGCGAAAGTTTTGGTGGATATTCCTATTCAAAAGCAAGTGGAAGTTCAGCATCAGCATCATCCGTACCAACTTGGCAATCAGTATTTGCTGATAGGTTAGGGAGGTATAAAAAACTATGAGTTTATTAGACAAAGCATTTGAGAGTTATATCATCCTTAATGCACAGAAGGTTAATGACGGATATGGCGGTACTGTTACAACATGGACAGAAGGTGCAAAGATTCAATGTGCCATGCAGTTCAATAATTCGATTGAGGCGAAGATAGCTGATGCGCAGGGTGTTTCATCGGTCTATACGTTAACCACAAGAAAGAACGTGACATTACAGTATCATGATGTTCTGCGAAGAGTGAGAGATGGGAAGATATTCAGAATTACTTCTGATGGCGATGACCTATACACTCCAGAGAGCGCAAGTCTTGATATGAGAAATGTATCTGCCGAAGAGTTTGTTTTACCGCAATAATGGGAGTTACCAAATGGATAAAGAACAGGCATTAAATAGCTTCTGGAATAGTTTTGATATTCCTGCATATGATAACCATACAGTTCCCACAGATGAAGAAATGAGAAACATGGGGATAACTCCATTTCCAAGAATAACCTATGATGTTACTGTAAATGAATTTGGAACACCAACATCGTTATATGGCTCAATTTGGGCGAAAGACACAGGATGGGGCAATATTACCAACATTGCTCACAAAATCGATTCTCGCCTGTCTGAAGGAGGTCAGATGGTGTCTTATGATGGTGGTGTCTTATGGATAAAGAAGGGGAATCCATTCCAACAGAGAATGGGAGACCCAGATGATACTATTAGACGAATTATAATCAATATAGAAGTAGAATATTTGGAGGGTAAAAGATGATTTTTACAAAGATTCCAGAGGATACATTTAAAAATATTCAGCTTAATGCAGGTATTATTTGCGACAGTTTTAATCCGCAGACAAGACAGGTAGGCAATCTGTTAGGAGCAACAACAGGTGATATATCCTTTACTGCCGACCCAACATTTGAGGATTTCGGAGAAGATATCAATAACTGTCCAAAAAATACTCTTGAACTGAAGAAGCTTACAGAGTGGGCTGTTGCTCTGTCTACAACTTTCGTTACTCTGACTACAGGTCTTGCAAAGAAACTTATCGGAGCAGGTGATATCAGCGGTTCAAAGATAGTTCCAAGAAATGATATTCTCGCAACTGATTATGAGGATATATGGTGGATTGGAGATTATTCAGATAAGAATACAGGCGAGGATGCAGGATTCTGTGCAATACATATGATGAACGTACTCAACACAGGAGGATTCCACCTTACATCAACTGATAAGGGAAAAGGTAATTTCGATTGTAATTTCGAGGCTCATTATTCGATGAATGCGCAGGATACAGTACCATTTGAAGTGTACGTTGTACAGGGCGGTTCAAACGTACTTGGAAGTATCCTTTTCGACACTCACACACTTGAGGTTGAGGCAGAAGGCACAGCAACTATTCGTGCATCGGTTGAACCATCTGATGCGGAAATCACTTGGACATCAAGTGATAGTTCAGTTGCGACAGTTTCAAATGGAGTTGTAACAGGAGTTGCAGAAGGAAATGCCATCATAACAGGTTCTATCACAGTTGATGGAGTAACTTATGATGATACTTGCACAGTAATAGTAACAGAAGCAGAGGGATAATATATGAAAAAGCTATCAGAGTTCAAAGATGATGAGGCGATGGATGTTCTTGCGGAAATCCTTGACCCCATGGTAAACATGATGCAGAATAAGAAATTTGTTCTGGCTTTTAGAGGCGATAAGAAAAATGATATAAAACCTAACAGGGTTGAAGCCATAAAATTAGCAATAACAGATAACAGGGCTGATGTTGTTAAGATTATGGCGGTATTAAATGAAACACCTGTTGAGGAGTTCCATTACAATCTTTTAACACTTCCGCAGATGATGGTGGAAATGTTCAATGATAAGGAGCTGATGGATTTTTTCGGATATCAGAGCGAGACGGATTCAGAGACACCTTCTGGCTCTGCTATGGAGAATATAGAGGAAAACCAAGACACTTCCTCAGATATGTGATAGCAAAGTATAATAGCCATGTAGAGGATGATATTTTCAGAAACTACATGGCTTCAATTCTATATTGGCAAGGACATGGAAAAACTTTGACTGTGACATATGAAGATTATAGACATCCAAAGCCTGTTGATGATAGAACAGGCGATGAGATTGCTGTGGACATCATAAATAAATTAGGATTAAGATTGGAGTAATGATATGGATGTATTTGATTTAGTAGCAAAACTATCATTAGACCAAAGCGAATATGAAAAAGGATTAAATGACGCTAAAAGCACTGCTGAAAATAAAGCGAGTGCTTTTGGTGGTGTGCTTGGAGGCATTGGCAAGGTAGCAGGAGGCATGGCAAAAGCCACTGCGGTTGCTGTTGGAACTGTAGCCACAGGGATAGGAGCGTTAACCGCAGGAGCGGTCAAGAACTATTCGGATTTTGAGCAACTTGCAGGTGGTGCAGAGCTTATGTTTGGCGAAGCATATGACTTTATTATGGAGAAGTCGAAGAATGCATATGCTACTGTTCAAATGAGTCAGAATGACTATCTTACACAGGTAAATGGCTTTGCAACAGGACTCAAAACTGCTCTTGGTGGGAATGAACAGGCTTCTGCGGAACTTGCTGATAAGATTATTCAAGCAGAGGCTGATATTGTATCAGCAACAGGTAATACACAAGAAAATGTTCAAAATGCATTCAATGGAATTATGAAGGGCAACTATACCATGCTTGATAACCTTCAGATTGGTATAACACCAACCAAGGAAGGAATGCAGGAAGTCATTGATAAGGTCAATGAATGGAATGAGGCACAGGGCGAGGCATCTAATTATACTATTGACAATTTAGCAGATTGTGAGTCGGCGGTGGTTGACTATATAGAAATGGTTGGAATGTCTGGATATGCACAAAACGAGGCTTCTAAAACCATACAAGGTTCTCTGGCTTCAATGCAGGGTGCATGGCAGAACCTTTTGACAGGATTGGGAGATAGTGAGGCTGATTTAGGTCAATTGGTGGATAATGTGGTCGATTCTGCATCAACACTTGTAGGCAATGTCCTTCCTATTGCTGAAAAGGCTGTTGAAGGGGCAGGAACAATGATAGAGAAGATTGTTCCTAAAATTATGGATGAAGTTCCTAATTTAATCAATAATGTTCTTCCAAGCCTATTAGAATCAGCTTCAA